CCCTTGTTACGGGAAGCATAAAATACTTTAGTGCCCTTTTTCTTTCCATACTTTTTCTTCATAGCACTCATAACTTTTTTTCCTTTTTTAGTTAATGGCACTATTTCATCCTCGTTGCATAGATTAATTTTTCCGCGTCCTTCATTGCGTCATTCGTTGCCTTCACCGCAAGATCCGCTTCTCTAAGTTTACGATCCTCATCCTTGTTTTCATCATCAACAATTATTTTAGTTTCTTCCAAATCCATCTTATCCTGATGTATCTTCATCGCGTCAAGTTGTTTCTTCGCACGTAATGCCAAATCCTGTTTTTGTATTTCTATTTGTTCTTGTTGTGGATCTTCCGTTTCGCCTGCCATTATCTTGGATTTCTCCTCATCAAGTTTCAAAACCTTGTCCGCCGCGTTAGCCGCCATAAGCGCTATTTGATTCTGCATCTGCGGTGGCATTTGCTGTTGCTGCTGCGGAGGTGCCATGATTGCCTGCTGTGCCTGTGGATCTTGAACCATCTGCGCCATTTCTATTTGATATTTCAAAGCCAGGTGTTCCTGTATGTGAGATATTAAAAGCTGCTGCACGGATGGATTTTGATACGCGGGATCTTCCATGAACTTTCCATGGACAATAATATGCGCGTCATGATTCTGGTCAGGCTTGGCTTCCAGAGGTGCCCCCTTGAGAGAGGCCATGTTTTCCGTAATGGGATTTGAACTGAAAGGTTGCTGTTGCTGTTTTAAATAACGTGATGGTTCATCCACGCCCATCGCAGCAAACAGTTCCATTCCGATCTGCTCCATATTATAGGCAGCGGGGTTCTGTTGCGCGATAGACATGATAGCGTTTATTTTCGCAATCCTATGTGCTTCTGTTGGCATGTTAGGATCGGATACAGGTATGACATCAATATTCTTGAGATTGAAATCCTGCCTGAACACTTGCTGTGCACCACCTGCGACTTCGTAGGGATACAAATCTGGAAGGTACTCACTGTCTAAACGAGTGAGCACTCGCAGGTCTTTTGTTTGTGCTGAATGTAGACGTTTATGCACAGCGTTGAACAGTTTCGAAGACTGCTCAAGCAGGGCCATGGTTGTACCCACGGGCCCATAGTTTGTTGCCTGGTCCACTACGTTATCCGTGGCATCGGCAAATTGGGATGCAAGTTTGGACGCATAGTCCATTAAGTTAAATAAAGTCTGTGATGGTTCCTTGAAAGGAAGTATCTGTAAAGATTTTCCCAAGTCACCAGCAGGAGCGTTTACCTCCCTAAATTCACCTGGAGAAATGGGCTCGTCAGGTGCAAGGACACGAAGACCGTGTGCCTTGAATCCACCTGGCAAGTTCGCAAAGGTACCCGCATCAAGTAATTGACGCATAGAGGAGGTAGCTGTTTTTGTTAATCCGCCGATTAAATGTATATAACCATAACCATAAAAACCCAAACCAGGTATCATGGTATAATGGGTAAAATACATTTTCTTTTTTCTTAAAGGATCTTCCTGATCCCAGTTTCTTCTAATGCATAAAATCTTCTGGTCATCTTCCGTCATGTGAACAATGTATGGAAGTTTTAATTCATCCTCATCCTCAAACCCTGGAAGATTTATGTTTGCATGTATTTCCAAAATGGAAGTATATTCATCATTGTCTGCAGGCTTTGTCACACCCACTACTTCATTCTCTAATTCCTTCGCCCCTGTTTCATTTATATTATAATCAGTATCAATATCAATATCCCTGAACATTCCCAAAAGCTGCATTTTCTTAATTTCATTTTTTGACATTAAGTATCTATGCGTATACCGTTCAGCGCTTTCCAAATTAGTTGCGTAATAATCCACAAAAAAATCCTGGGCTTTAACAAATTCGGTACAAGGTCTTTGAAGTGACATATCCCAAAAAGTTTTTTTGAATGCTGTTCCGTACAATGCTACATGAAATAATAGCTTATCCAGTTCGGGACCGTATTCTGGCATTTGAGTTTGAGTTTGCCAATTTAAAAACTGCCTAACCCTGTTTGCCTGTTCCAACTTTTGTTGAGTCTGTACGCCCATGATTCTGGTGCGTACAGGCCCCTCGGTCGGAAATAATTCCTTGTAAGCTTTCGCTTGAAACTTTACTACCGCTTGCGCCAATACAGGATGTGTAACTCCCGCTGATCCTGGAAATGATCCTGCTGAATCATCATACTGCAATCCCAATAACTTAATTCCATCTTCCGCAATTTCATCATATTCCTGCCTGGAATCCTTGTCCCTTGTAAAACCTTCCTCCAAATCACTTGCCGTTTTTTGAATATCCTCTTCAGGCATGAACTCCGCAAGGTTTGAATCAAACTGCGTAGCGTCTGGTGTATCCTCTTCAAGAAGACCCATTGCTTCCGCTTCATCCAATTGCTGCTGATCAGTTAATGTAATCTCAGCACCGCCATCAGGTGTTGCCGTTACATCCGTTGCATTAGTCGGCAGGGGAACTGCAGGTTGCAATTCCTCTTCTAAATCTATTTTCTTTTCAATCGCCATATATCCCCTTATGTGTAATAACGTCTACTTTCTCTATTATAGATCTCTTTCTCTCTCTTGTCAAGCCATGTATCCTTGGTATGGGATACATATCCCCCATTGCGCATCCATATTAAAGCCTGCGAAAGGGTATCCATGTAGTCATCATGACTGCCTGTTGGGAAAGTTCGGGCTTCATCTATGACATCCATAGCCCAATCCTTCTTAAAGGGGGCATATACACGCTTATTGTGGAACAAAGATGTTATGGAATAGGCCCTGGCTACCTTATCCCTGTCAGGCTGGAACTCAAATATGGGTAATCCCGTCATTCGCAGGTCCTGAATCAAGGATTGGCCCGATGCCTTCTTCTCAATCAGTATGGAATCAGGTTTATGCTCTTCATACTTCTTAACCGCCTTTTCACGCAGTGTTGGATAGTCCCAACGCCCTCTTTCCGCCCCCAATAGCACCAAATTAGGTATATCAAACCCCGATTTAAAGACTCCCCACGTAGTTACCGCCGAATAATCGGCAGATGTCTTGGTTGAGAAGGCTGTATCCCAGGATTGTATGATATAATCGCATTCAGGCGGGGTGGTATTGTCCCAATTCTGCCACCAATCCAGTTTTATTATGTTTCCTTCCTCATTTGTGGGAGTTTGAGCGTATAATGCGTCAAATTTAAAGGAAGGTGTGTTGTTTTTAGTGCGAATTATCTCTTCCGTTGTCCAACAAAAGCCATCATCATGGTCAGATGCAGGCCAAAATGAGTTGCCCAGCTTTAATTTAGGGTATTTCTTGGATAAATAGCCCTGTTTTTTTAAATCCTCATAAGCTTTATCCAGAATTTCCAAGGATTCCGTGGTATTTAAGGCAGGAATACGCACAACTTCCCAGGCATCCGCCATGGGAGTGTCATCTTCCAGGGATAATAGATGCCCCGCCAGATCATTCTCATGCCAGCGTGTCATAACAATAACTACTTTACCTTTCGGCATTAATCTTGTGCGTAAACCAGAGGAATACCATTCATTAAGACCGTCCCTTCGAGCTTTTGAATAAGCGTCTTGCTCGGATATCGGATCATCTATGATGGCAAGATGGGCACCAAAGCCCGCTATGCCTGATCCAGAACCCGCAGCCAGGAAAGATCCCGCTTCCTTTCCCTTATACTGCAATCCCCAACTGTTTGCCGCACGGTTGTCCTTTCGAATATTAATTTGTGGAAAAATATGCTTATACTGTTCAGTATTAATGATATCACGAATGGCCCGTCCAAAGCGCGTTGCCAAGTCATCACTGTGAGATACAGCAATTTCCTGCCAATACGGATTGCGTCCGAGCGCCCATGCTGGAAAATATGTAGATGCTATAAGAGATTTGCTTGAACGGGGAGCCACAAAAACCATGAGCCTGTCAACGTTGCCCGATTCAATTCGCATAAGCTGATCACATAATAATCTATGATGAGGGCCCACACTGAATGAAGGATTCATCAGCATAATAAATGCCAACAAATCTTTTCGTGATCGTTGTATCGCTAATCTTGTGGCAGCGTTTCTATCTTCTAAGGTGACAGACATATGTTTGATCTCCCCAAATAATCAATTGTTGATATAAATCTTCAATTGGTCTATCTGGATCATATAAGTCTAATCTTGGATGTAATACCATACTAATATCTCCTGTTAATTTAACTCTAACCACCAAATTCCTTTTTCCATCCGAATCCCACCTTCTTCTCAAAGGGGTCCACTTCGGCATAGAAACCCTTCTTCTTTAATTTCTTGGCAGCTTCCAAAATTTGTCCACCGCCTGGAGCCATTTCAACCCATTTCGCCGCTTTCTCTTTTCCCTTTTTAATCGGGGTCTGCAGAGTTTTGTTTATAATGGCCGCGCCACCAATCGTAAACAAATCCCTGGCCGCGTCCTTTGGGTTGTCATAAACTTTTTTCTGGTTTCCCATTACCGTGACCCATGTATACTTTTTTGCTTTTTAGCTTTTTGTTCTATTTCTTTTATTTCAGGATCATCCATTATTCTTTGATGAAGCTCTGCTTCCCTATCACCTTGGGTTCCTGCATGAACTGCCCCCTTTTTAGATAAATCTTTTTTATCCATCATTTTTTTGCGAAGATTCTTTTTTGTTTTGTCTTCAGCACCTCTATCAAACTTTCCTTCACGTTCCTGTTTTTTAACATTTTTTAATAATTTTCCAAAAGAAACATAACCTTCACCGCCCCCCTTTTGGTAGGCTTTCATTTTATCTTTTAATTTTTGAATTTCTACTTGATATTGATTTCGCCCGTCTTTTAATTCTTTGTCGACAAGCTTATCTTTATTAGAAAGTAATTTTTTTAAATCTTCTTCAAATGTAGTCCAAGTTCTATTTACTGTTACTTCCATTATTTATTCCTCATCCAAGCGGGTTTAGATTTACTAACCTTAACCTTCTTGCCTTTCTTTTTGGCATAAGCTTTCGCCGCTTTCTTTCCCTTCTTGGTATAGGGGAAATGTTTTTTTCCAACTTTAGGCATTACTTCTTCGAAGCTTTTTTAATCTTCTTAGCCATTTTCTTTTTGGCCTTCTTGTCCTTGGCCTTAACTTTCTTTAGTTGTTTTGTTGGAGCCTTATACCATACCATGCTAATTCTCCTTTTTGGGGTTCACGTAGCCCTGTATGGTCTTGGTGTAAACGCCGTGCGCTGGACCCTCGTACTCTTCAGCCTTTTCAGTCCAGGTAAAGGTATTGTTCTTTCCCTTCTTTGCCTGTGCCGTATACCGAGTACTTGTATATGGCCCGTCCACGGGTTGTTGTGGTTTTACAGTTTTAATTGCCATTTAATGTACACTCTCTTTCTTTGTTACTAATTTTAAATGTGGCGCGGCGATTTTTTTCAACCGTTCCACGTCACGCTGAATGTCAACTTCGGAATTGCCCGTAGCGAAAGCGTTCTTAACTTCCATTTCGGTAAGATTCTTGTCAGTCCACATCGCTTGGTGTTTGCCAAGGAGTTCCAAGGAGCGGATAGCCGCTTGATAATCGCCCTCCTGCTCAGTCTTTTCGGCGATACGCACTAGGCGGCGAAGTATATCATCCGCTTCAATTTTAGTACGCTTTGTTTGGTCGGCCTTGAGTTCTGAGATTCTCGCGGCCACAGCAGGGTTCCGTATAATGGTCCAAGCATTCTTTTTTGCATGTTGTTCTCCATATCCTGCACGTATGGCGGCGCGCACCGCGTTCAAGTCCTTAATGAACTCCAAGCAGAA